GGTTGGTTTGTTGAAGATACGACCTGAAGACATCGCAGAGGCGTTCTTGCTCGTGTTGACTATGCTGCTAATAATGCCCGCGACGCTCACGGTGAACTTCGCAAAGCTCAAAGCGGTCTTGATGCCGGAGACGATGTCGCGGCCCGCGTCGGAGCCAGCATCGCCGATGGCGTTGCCGACTTCCTGGCTCAGGCCGGGGAGATTGCCGCTGATAATACCAAACAGCGCATTAAAGAGCAAATTTCCGCCATCGTTGCCAGCGGACAAAAGGGCGTTCACTATCGGATTTTCAATGCCCGCATTCCCTATATCCGTAACCAGTGTAGATGCAACATTAGCCGACCCTTTATCCCCTCCGTCTTCAATACCAGTTTGGATAATATTTTCAATATCTTTGTCTACATCACCCAAACCATATAAAATCTGGTCACGTAATGCTTTGGCTCGCGCAATACTAAATTTTTCCCCTCCTATCTCTACATCATCCGTTCCGTTTTTTAGAGCTTCGGATATTGCCGCTTCAATATCGTTAACACCAAATTTAGGGTCAAGTTTAATTTCTGGCCCGGATTCATTGCGCCCAGAAATCCACCCTATTAAACTACCGTTGCCGAGAAACGGGTACTTTTCGCTGACGGAATCGTATATGCCGTCAAACAGGCCAGCCCCGAGGCTACGGCCAAGGGAAACAACGGTATCACCAAGGCCGGGCAGAACATCGGTTGTAATGATTGACAGGATTTCACCACCGACTTCACCGGCACTTTTCAAAAAATCCTTGAAGGTCTCGTTTTCTTTCAGGTTGCGAAGCTCCTCTGCGAGCTGCTTCAAACCGCCGATGATACCGTCTTCCTTGATGGCGTTATTGATGCGGTCAAGACCTTCGGTGCCCTCCTGTACGACGCTGCGCAGCGGGTCACGCACATCATCGAAAAGATTGTTTTTAATGACGTCGAGGGTCGAATTGAAGTGGTCGAAATCACCTTGCAGATTATCCATACGGACATCCGCCATATTCTGCGCGGCTCCGCTGGCGTTTTCAATTGAATGGGTCAACTGCTGAACTTCTTCATCCGACGCATTCATGATTGCCAGCCAGCCAGACATACCGCGCTGGGACGCAATAATTTTTGCATGGTGAATCTGCTCTTCCTCGGTAAGGCCTCTCCACGCTACGCGACATTCGCTAATAATGTCGCTCCAGTCGCGCATTTTACCCTCATTATCCCAGAACTGCACACCGAGTTTATCAGTTACAATCTCCAGCGCGCCGATTTCTTCTTTGGTTTTTCCTGCGTTTGTTGAGATGCGGGTAAATATGTTTCGCAAGGCTGTACCGGCCATACTGCCCTTGATACCGGCATTTGCCATAAGGCCGATAGATACAGCAACGTCGTCAACGTCAGCGCCTAAAGCACCAGCGATAGGCGCGACGTATTTAAACGTTTCGCCCATGCGCTTCACATCGGTATTGGAATTTGTCGCTGTCTGGGCAAGGATATCAACATAGCCGGAAACGTCGTCAGCAGTAAGGCCAAAGGCTGTAATGCTATCGGTCACGATGTCTGAGACCATAGCAAGGTCTTCGCCGGAGGCGGCAGCAAGGGCCATAACACCGGGAAGGCCTGCCTGCATCTGTGCAGATTTCCAGCCCGCCATGCCCATGTAATAATAGGCATCTGCGGTATCTTCGGCGGTGAATATGCTGTCCTTTGCCTGATCGAGTGCAAAAGCACGGAGCTTATTCATGTTCTCGACGGTGCCTTCTTCTTTGCCGAGCACCGCCTGAACATTACTCATGGCCTGATCAAAGCCCATGCCGGTTTCAAGAACGTCTTTAGTAAAACCGACGACAGTATCGGCAAACGCGCCAAAGGCTTCTCCGGCCAAATTGAGGCCGTTCATAAATCCTGATGTTGACAGATTGATTACAGCATCAAGACTAAACAGATCCATGTACTCACCACCTATGTATCATCGACTACCTGGATGCCGTGCGCTTCAAGGAAATCGACTGCAATCTCCATGCCGGAACGCGGGTCGTCGGGGGTCGGATGCAGAATATCGTAATACCGCCGGAACATCCTGTTACCAGTAAAGGCGCAGATGTTATAGAACGCATCCGTTACGTATATACGGTAGGCATCCTCGCGCACGCGGGCGCTGATGGCGGCGGTGATCGCGTCGGCAAAGTAGGGGATGCCGAGAAGGTTCAGAAGGTCAAGCCTGAGGGCGTTTAATGCTTGGAAGAAGTCGTCAGGCTCGGCTTCAACATACGGACGAAAAAACCGCGCACATCGCGGTTAAGGTACATCTCGATAGCGGCCTTTTCGTAGTCGGCGAAGGGGTGCTCCTCGCCGTCGTCGAAGGTCGCCAGCTTCAATACCTCAATGGTCAGGTCGGGGCACTTTTCGAGGGCGGCGGCTTCAATGTCACCAACAAAGGCGTTGAACGCCTCCGCGATCTCCTCATCCTTCGCGCCCTCGGACAGCGTGCCTTTGTAGTTGTTGTAGATATCAGCAGCGCCCACAGTTTTCAGCCATTCGGTGAAAGGGGCGCGGAATTTCACGGACTGTTTCAAAAACTCCTCCATTGAGCAGTTGCCGAAATGCTTCATACTTTACCTCCAAAATGCAGGAATGAGGGGAGGCCGTAAAGCCTCCCCTGTGGATTAAGCGGTGCCGGGAATCACGTACACCTCGAAGGGCACGGTATCCTCGGCATCGACGGAGAAGTGGGCGGTGAACTCAAAGGGCCACTTCGCCTTTTCCTTGTCGTCGGTCTGGACCTGGAAACCGCCGGTGGACAGGGTGTCCATCATGTGGATGGCATAGTAACCGGGATTGTTGCCGGTATGCACATCGCCATAGTCGAACACGAACCACAGATCGCCGAAGTCGTTCAGGATATCGACGGTGGTGCGGGGAGTAACCTTGTTGCTGGCAACATCAGCGAGGCCAACAAGGCGTTTAGACGCAGCCGTATCAGCGGAGATGAAGGTGCCGGAGAGCTTGATGTCCCAGTCGTCGAGCTGCATCAGCTCCTTGGTGTTTTTGGGGCAGTTGTTCACGTCCTCGCCGAAGTCCTTGTAGGTCTGGGAGGCGTTAAAGGTCACGGTGCCGGTGGTCGCGCCGATGATATTGGCCTTGTTGACGGCAGGAGTTGCCGGGTCAAAGGTGTCCAGAATAACGCCAGCGTTAATGCCGATCTTTTTCCACATGTCGGTCGGCAGTTTGGATGCGGGCATACCCATGATAATCACTTCCTTGTCAGTAGGTGTCGGCGTGCAGGATCATGGTCAGATACATCACACGCACGTTGATATCCGGGTCGGGCTGTTCCTGGGCGAATGGCGTACCGTCGTCCATCATGATATACACCGCCCCGGAGGGGGTATTAATGCAAACGCCCCCGTCATGCAGGGCGGCTTCGATCTCGTCGCACTTTGCACAGACGGGGACATAAGAGGTGCCGCGATACCACACCCATGCGTGGAACATGGCGCGGGCAAAGGGCTGGGGGTTTACGATCTCATAGGTGATGTAGGGCATTGACACGCGCCGTTCTTCGCCGTTGTCGTCCATGGTATAGGGCACGTTGTTCTTGCCGTAGGCCGGGAGGCCGAAGGAGCCGAAAAACTGCTGCAATGCCGTTGCGGTGTTGGTCACGTCAGAGCCCACCTTTCGCAGGTCGCCTTGGCGATGGGCACGGTGGAGCGTTCGGGCGCAGCACTGTCCAGCGTGGAAGACGTCAGGCGGAACGTCTGGCCGTCGGAAAGGCGCTTGAAAACGTCGTGGTAATCAAGGGCGATGGATTTATCCACGACGACGGTGAACAGCTCATTCATGCCCTGCTGCTGGCCTACGACGGCCTCATTACTGCTGTTCTTGATGATCGTCGCATCAAAGGCCGCGCCCTCCGTCCAGACGGTTGTAAAGCCGCCCATGCCGTCAGATACGGTGCGCTTGTCCATCATGACGCAGGAATCGCGCATTTCATCGAGCAGGGTCATACAGTTTCCTCCATCGCTTCAACTGGTCGCCGAAGGTGTTCTGCCACGAGGCCGTAGAGTCGCCGGACATCATGCCCGTGGATTTCAGCTGGTAGCTGTAGACGCCGATCACGTTCTCGGACTGATACGGGGATTCAACCTTTTCACCGTACTTCTGCTGCCACACCTCGATGTCATCAACTACACGCAGGAAGTCGGGCGGCGGGCACATCTTGTAGATCGTGCCGGTAAAGGTTTCATCCGTCAGGTCAAAATCCGGGTGCTGGTGGATGCCGTCGTTGAAGTCGCTGCCACGGATCAGGTAATAGTTGCCGGGCTTCAAAAAGTCCACTGGCAGATTATCGATGGTGGTCAGCGCTCCGCCCGAAATCACCACGACGCCGGTCTGGGCGGCAATGGGCGCGCCGCTTTTGTGGGTGAAATGGTTGTTGATGTAGGCGCAAATCTGCTCCAACACGTTTATCACCCTTTCTGACGGCTTCTGCGGGCCTTTTTAGGCGGTTCTACGCTCTGAACGGGTATTTCCTTGGGTCTGTCCTGCGGCGCTTCTACGGGCGTTTCTGCGCTTTCTACGGCGCACTTGTCGCAAGGCGCGTCCACGTCCACGATCAGCGGCTTGCCGGTGCGGTTGTCGCTGCCCGCAAGCTCGGCAAGGCGTTCGGGGGTGACGTCGAGGCCGGGGCGGGGGTAATCGTCCCCCGCCTCGTAGATGCGGTTGTTGTCCAAAAGGTCAGCGAACCGCGAGAGAACGACAAACATTATGCGCCGGGCGTCTCGGTCACGCTGGCGACATACAGCGCGTTCGGGTTGTAGAGCACGGGCATGAACAGGGCGGAGGCCTTCATCCACAGCACGGCGGGGTCGTTCTCGCCCCACTGGGAGATGTAGACGTAGGGAGATTCGCCGGATGCAGCCACGCCGCCGTCAAACGCGCGGGCAGCGTCGACCTCGGGCGGATCGCCCCACAGGCCGGTGCCGATGCGACCGTTCGCGTTCGGGGCGAAGAAGGAAATCTTGTTCGCCGGGAAATAGCGGTGCGCGGTCAGGGCCGGTATGCCGGTGTTGGCGTTCAGAGCGCCGGGCACGTTGTAGGTCAGGTCATTGGTGATGATCTGGGTGATGCCGTACTCCTCGTCCAGATAGGCGCGCAGGTCAGAATTGCGCACCAGCTGGCCCACCATGTTTACGCCGTTGATGGCCTTCTGGATGGCGGCGTTCTGGCGCAGCTTGGTCAGGACGGCGCGGGGCAGCACCATGCCGGAGAGGGTCACGCCCTTGGACGCGGCCTCGTCGGTCAGCTCCTGCAGCTGGTCGGGCACGGACTTGGACGCGCCCTCGCCGACGTCGATGGTCTTCTGCAGGTTCGCGGTGGGCACGCCGTAGTCCACGGTCAGGTCAAGGTTGTTCTCCTTGATAGTCACCTTGCCCGTAGCCAGCAGTTCATTCTTGGCAACCTTGGTGCGGGTCACGATCTGCTCTGCAAGGCGCACGCCGTCGTCCATGACGTAGTCATAGATGGCTTCGTCGCCCTGGATGCCCGCGCGGGTCGCTTCGCGCAGCAGCTCAGAGATATTGTCCTTGACCTTAATGAGGCCCTTCTCGATGGAATGGGTATCCACGGGGATGCGGAAGGTCTTCTGGGCCTCGGTGTCGAAGCCGTGGAACTGGGCCATCACGGGAATCTGGTACTCGTTGGCGATGGACTGCCAGTAGGCCACAAGGTTGTTGGTGCGCTCGTCGCCGAACAGGGTATCGATGGGGTCACCGGGGCGGTTCACCTGAAAGCCGACGGACAGCCAGTCCTTTTCGGGGATGAAGCCCAGAATATTCTTATGGAAGATGCTCATTGTCGTTCACCTCTCAGTCGTCTTCGCCGAAATCGGGGCGGGTGATGGCGGGGGAAGTCGCCACAAACTTGATGCCGGTCAGGGCAGACACAGCAGCGGCGGCGGGCGCGGCGGGCAGGCGGTCAGTATAGACCTTGCCGTCGGTCACGATGGAGCCGGGCGCGTTGCCGTTGGAAACGTCGATGTCCTCATACAGGATGCCAACGGCGGTTGCGCCATTCGCGGGGATGATCGCGCCCATAGGCACGTACTTGGAACCGTCGGCGCGGGTCACGACCTGAGAATGGTTCGCGGCGATCTGCGCGGGCAGGCGGGTGCAGTTTTCATCATCAACGAGGAAATAACCGGCGAGGAAGCCCTTGCCGGTATCAGAGGCGATGAAGCTCATGGTATTCACTCCTTATTGTTATTTTCGGTGGGTTTACCGTAGCGGCGCTCGTAGTAGCTCTTGGCGCGCTCGGCGGCGCGGGGGTTCGCGTCATTGCCGGGGTTGTCCTTGGGCGGGTTTTCTACGGATGCGCCTTTGTCGTGGGTACTGACCTTGAATGCGGCCCACTTCTTTTCGGCTTCGCCTTTCAGCGCGTCGGCGTTTTCCAGTTTGCCGTCGTCGGACAGCTTCATGCCGTCATAGACGGTCGCAAGCAGGATAGTGTCGAGGTAGTCATCCTTGATACCGGCGTCCTTTAACAGGGCGCGGTAGGCGGACTTTACGCTGGACAGCTTTGCCTTGGCGTCGGTGTCGGCCTTGTACTGCTCAAAGGCGTCGTGCTCCTTGGTGTACTTGTCTTCCCACTTCTTCGCCTTGGTCAGCTCGTCTTGCGCGTCCTGCTTGTCCTTCTCAAGCTGGGTGATCTCGTCCAGCTTGGCGTTATAGCGGTCACGCGGGATGAACTCGCGGCCTACAGCAGACTGGATGCCAGAGACGATCTTGGAGACGTTCGCGGCGGGGATGGTGCCGTCTTCGGCAGCATGCTTGGTGATGAGGGATTCAAAGTCAATAGCCATGTTGTTATCATTCCTTTCGCTGTTACGGGTGCTACCCTGAAATGATTTGAGTGCCGATTGCTCGGCGGTTGTATAAAAACAGCACCCCTTCGGGTGCTGGATTTATTGTCCTTTTTTCAGATGTTGCTTGAAGATGTCCTTGATCTCGTCGGCGTTCTCGGTCACGGCGGGACGGAGGTGTGGCTGGGCGGGGATGAACCAGCCGCGATGCCATTCGCCGTCCTCGCCGATGTACCACCATGGGTCGGTGTCGTGATGACCGCGGGGGGCAAGGTTTTCAACCCATGCGGGCGGCTTTTCGTAGTGCGGGCCGGTGCCCAGCTCCACGTACGGCGCGTAGTTCAGAGCACTTCCTACTTTCACGGATTGCGCGGTGGCGTCGACCTGATACTCGTAGGACTTGGAAAGCCGCCCGGTATCGCCGATGGGTGCGCGGGTGTTCGCGTCGCGGGCGATAAACTCACCCGCGTCCTCCAATGCCGCTTTACAGGCGATTCGGAACAGGCGGGACACGGCGTCGCTGTTATCCTTCAATTTGAAGGTAAATGGCTTAACGGCCATGTAATCGCCTCCTGTGCGCCGCTGCAAGGGCAACCTCGCCGCCCAGATCGTCGATCACCTTGTCGCGCCAGCGGCGGTAAGCAGCCACCTCAGAGCGCGTCAGACGGTCAGGCGCGGTGGGTGCTTTGCCCTTCAAGTGAATCGCCATGCGGCAGCGGCAGCGCATGATCTCAGCAGCAGGCGCGTTCGGGTCATGGGGGTAGCGCAGATTGCCGTAGATGCCGTGAAACAGGCGCGTCATGGGCAGGGTCGTTTTGTGAAGATGGCGGTGGGAATCGCGGACGTGCTCGTCCATGATGGATAGCCAGGTCTTTTCAACGTCCACGCCGGCTTCAAGCGCGTCAAGTCCAGCCTGATACATGCCCGCGTCAAATGCCCCGTAGATCAGCGCCTGCGTGGAAGTGTCCATAGAGCGTTGACAGCGCTGGACAAGCGTGCGGGCGATCATATGGGGCAGCTTTTCCGGGTCGATGTCTTCAAGCGAGTAGCGATGAACGATGGACTGTAGCATGCGCTGCGTCCAGTCCATATCCTTGCGCTTGTCTACGGTTCGGCGGGGCAAGGTCAGCAGGTTGTCGCGGGCGAGGGCTTCGACAACCTGCTCGGTATAGGGCAGGGCATCGTATTCTTCGCGGAAGGTATATGCGGTTACGGTTGCGCCATCTGCCATCACATCCGCCGCGTTGTCGTTGGCGATGTTTAATGCCGCCTGATTGGCAAGGTACATAATAAAGGCGATAGATTCACGGACGGCGAGCCATTTCAGGCCGCGTATCAGCTTCTTGAAGGCGATGCTGCTTTTCGTGTCGT